TCGCAGGCTCTCGGGAGAGTAATAACTTGGTCGGTCTGCATATCCCAAAGATTGCTGGTGATGAAATGCAGTTGTTCCCTATGACTGCGTTTAATCAATTACAGCCGACACTAAATACATGGGAGCAGAAAGTTCAGGAGATTTACTGCGGAGTTCCTAACGGACTTCGTAACAGTACACTTTACGACCTGGATGTTCGCAGACCTAAATATAAAAAATACAGAATACCTTCGCCAAACAATCCCTACTTTACACTAGACGACTGGAATGACAGTCTTCGTAAGTATGGTGGTATGGAGGAGGATATTTTCCAGCAGCTTGTTCTTGGTAGACACGGCTCAGCATCTTTCCAGGTTATTCCTCGGGATGCCTTCGTTGTTGAACCCTTTGACTTTTATGGGTATCGATTCTCGAACAATGATAAACTCAAGGGTAAAAAATTTGAGGATGTTTTAAAGTTACACCCAGTCAAGGGACAAGACGCTATTATCTTCTCAATAGACACCGGCTTCACCGACCCGACAATTATCCAAGTGATAGGAATTAAAGACGATAAGTACCGCACATTTGTACGCTACCGACTCACTAAAATTGACTATCCAGAACAGGAAAGAATTATCTACTACTTGACAAAATTCTACAATCCTAGTAGAATATCAATAGACGTAGGTGCTGGTGGTGGTGGTGCGGGTATTTTTCAATCTTTAACATCAAGGGAAGAATATGGAAGTATCAATTTTTCTGAACGAATTGTTAGCGTACTCTTTAATGAACGTGTACCAGTGGGGAGAACCGACGATGATACAGAACTCACTGAGGTATTTCGTTCGTGGGGCTCGAAAGAAATTGCACGATTGGTTTCCGAAGGGAAAATGATTTTCTCGGAAATTGACGTCGAAGGCATCAGCCAGCTCGAGCGACTCACCCGTCAAAAGAGAGTTACGGGTAATGACCACTACTATATCATGGGTGAGAGAGGGAATGGTGCATCAGACGATGACCATATTTACGCAAGTTATTTATGTTTCATATATGCTTTGCGTGGTAAAGTAACTGCGGTATCCCAACAAATCAGACTCGGGATAGCAACCGGAAATATAACAACGAGGTAACATGGAAGATAATAAATTAGCGAAGTCGGTAGCATCCTATGCACCATCGCCATTCTACGTAAACAATCAGTATGTTGCTGGTTACTACGACCCAGGTATGATGCCGTTTGACAACTCAAAGAAGTACACATACCACGAAATTATTAAGTTCTGCCGATACTTCTACGATAATGATACAATTGTCGGTACAGTTGTTGACCGTATGGTTGACATGTCTATGACCAGGCTTCGTAATCGAAAGGACAGAGATAACACTGACGAGGGCGTCGAATACTTTAACAAAGTCGCCGAGTACCTTCAACCGTACATAAAACTCATGGCTTTGGATTACCTGCTTCACGGGATGGCAGTTCCTGAAGTAACATTCACAACTGTGATGGGTAACAAGATAGACAAAACTTTAGGAAGAAAAAGAGTTCAGTTCCCTAATAATTTCTGGGTACGTGACGAGGAATTTATTGAACTGCGTAGAAAACCAATAGGTACAGACAGAGCAGTCTTCGTAAAAATTCCCCAAGACGAAACTGACTTTATCCTAACTCAAGGTAATCGTAGAGACGGTACTCTTGATTTACAAGGGTATCAACAAGTTGCACTTGAATACCCGGCATACGTTAAGGCTATTCAGAATGGTCAGCGACTATTCTTGTTACCAAATGCCCGCCCAATCTACCGAAAGTTAAAGTCTTACGACGCATACCCAAAGCCATTCCTTCAGAATGCTCTATTTGCGCTTCAGCATAAGTACTACCTAAAACTCATGGATAGAAGTATTGCGGCTAGAGCATCTGAACTCTTACGTCATGTTAAAATTGGTTCTGATAAGTTCCCTGCAACCGACGACGACTTGAAGGCAACGGAAGCAGTGTTGGCAAATGCCGCAATTACTGGAGACCGTGTATTTAATTTGTTCACCAACCATACAATAGATGTTAATTGGATAATGCCTCCTCTCGATGCTCTATTGAATGAAGCGAAATATATGGAGCCAAATGCGGATATCTTCTTGGCTCTCGGATTCCCTAGAATTCTTGCAGTTGGTGAAACATTGCGTAGTAATTCTTCAGATAGCAAAGTAGCTAGCCTTGGACCAATTTCAACCCTAAATGATATGCGTGATGCAGTTCTACTGTGGGTTGAGGGTTTGTACAAAGAACTTGCGACCTTAAACGGATTTTCCTGGTACCCAAAGCCTTTCTTTAGTCCTATTGCACTTCAGGATGTTACGTCCCTCACGCAGCTTGCAATTCAAGCACAGCAGATTGGCGCAATCTCCAAGGATACAATTGCTCAGCTTTACGGCACGACCTACGAAGATGAGAGGGAAAAAATTGATACCGAAACTCCAACTGAAGAGGTGACCACGAATGATAATAATCAAACCGGAGTACCAGAAGAACAACAAGCTCCCGCCGGGGACGGGCTACAGCAACCGGAGCCCGAATTTGAAGTACAACAGTTTAGTAATTCATACGACAAACGGAAGAGCCGGTAGTTCTTTCCAGGCAGAGTTAAATTACTTAATTAACTCTCCCGATGTGAGTGCTCACTACTTGGTGGGTAAGAACGGCGATATCGTACAGATGCTAGAGCCAACTAACTACATGGCTTGGCACACAGGGAAGACAACAGATATTACAAAATATGGTAATCCACATGCTATAGGGGTTGAGGTTCACTTCAGCCCCTCGGAAGGCATTTGGACAGGTGAAATGTGGGATGCAATTACCGAGCTCGCCAGAAAATATTTCGAGCTAGAAAAAGTTACACATAGACAGATTGCTACACCACCAGGAAGGAAGATTGACCCGTCCGGTATTACCGATGCCGGGTTTACCTACTGGAAGTCAAACTTTCACCGCCCATATTCTACATACACAGCAACAACAAGAGTAAATATACGAGAACAGCCGACAAAATCTTCTAAGATACTAACGACAATTAATCTCAACGCAACCGTGTTTTCCTTTAATGGTGACATTGTTTTTGGTGATGAAATTGAGGGTGTAAATCGATGGCGCTATGTCAACTGTATGGGCTATATTTACGAGCCATTATTAACAAGAAAAAAGAGTGTGGAGTAAAATGTCTAATCAACCTGATGTTACTGATATCTATGGTATTATAGGCGGATTAATAACCGGATTTATAGCCTCACTTATTGCGCTTAAGAATTCGAAGCAGACTGCTGAAAAACAATTCCGAGAAGACTTACTACAGTTAGTAAATCTGCACTCAACGAGGATTGAGGCGCTAGAAGAAGAAAACCGGGGATTACGAGAAAGAAACTTAGACCTTATTAAAGTCAATCAACATGAGATACAAAAACAGAATGAGTTATCCCTGAAGTTTACTGCACTCGAAACACGCAAGTCTCAATTAGAGGGTAGGGTAGAATACTTAGAAAACCGTTTGCAAGAAGTAAGCGGAACACTAGAGAGGTTAATTAATGAACGCAGAGCCTAATTTCACGCAGTTACTAGTTACTATTCTAACTGGTACAATTATTCCTATGGTAGTTCTTTGGTTGCAGAGAGTATCTTGGCCATCGTATTACAAGTTTGGTCTTGCAGGAGCGCTGTCAATCATTGCGGCGACCCTTATGGCATACAACGATGGTAAGTTGACCCCAGCGTCAATGGCGGATAATTTCGTTACTATCTTTACGGTTTCCCAGACTGTGTACTACACATTCTTCCGGGCGCTGAATTTGCACAAGTTCCTGTATCCTCAGGATGCTTTGGCGAATCGTACCAAAGATGAAATCGGGAAGTCCATTGCGCTTGGCGTTAGTCACGAAGATGCTAAGAACATCTTAGACCATGATAAACCAGAGCAACTCACTGTTTCAATGGAAGTAACTGAAGCTCAAGGTTAATACCGAGTACTGTGCGCCCCTTTTAGGGGCGCTCTTTTTTTTATTTGACAAGACTTTCATACTGTGCTATACTACGTGAGTCCTCAGAAATGAGGAAATAATTTTATTAGGAGAGTCTATGAAAGCAGTTCGAAATCTTTTTCTCATCTTGGCTATTGTAGTCCTGGCAGCATGTGGTACTGCCCCAGCACCAAAGGAAGCAAAGACGACCATTGGTATGATTCTGGTTGGCCCGATTAATGATGGTGGTTGGAGTCAGGCTCACTATGACGCAATGAAACGTGTTGAAGCTGATGCCGGTATTAAGTTCATCTACGTGGATAAAGTAAACCCGGCTGACCGACCAAATATCAAGGTCGAACAGATTGCACAGGAACTGATTGACCAGGGTGCGACGATGGTTATCGCAAACTCTGATGACTTCAAAGACGGTATTCGTGAGGCGGCTAAGGCCAATCCGAACGTTAACTTTATCCATGCTTCTGGCGATGACGTGATGACTGGTAAGGCACCGGCTAACCTCGGTAACTTGATGGGTCAGATGGAATACGGTAAGATGATTGCCGGTTGTGCAGCAGCACTTCAGACCAAGACGGGTAAGATTGCCTACCTCGGACCGTTGATTAACGACGAGACCCGCCGGTTGGTTAACTCGGCTTACTTGGGCGCTAACTACTGCTGGACTGCATTGCGTGGTGAAGACCCGACGAAGTTGCAGTTCTCTGTTACTTGGGTTGGTTTCTGGTTTAATATTCCTGGGGTAACGCTAGACCCCACGAAGATTATGGGCGATTTTATTACACAGGGTAACGATGTTGTCCTCTCGGGTATCGACACCCCAGACGCAATCATTCAGGCCGCTAAGGCACGTGCCGCTGGTAAGGAAGTTTGGGCACTCCCATACGACCACGAAACCGCTTGTGAACGTGGCCCAGACGCTTGTCTCGGTGTTGCCTACTTCAACTGGTACCCAGAGTACATGAAGATGGTAAAGCAACTTGAAGCAGGCACTTGGAAGCCAGGGTTTGAATTGTTCGGACCAAATTGGGAAGACCTGAACAACCCAGATACCGGTGGTATTGGATTTAAGGTTGGCAATGCGTTTACTCATCAGGACAAGTTGAATACGTTCATCGCATTCTTGGCCGAGGGTAACAACCTCTTTACTGGTCCGCTGAACTATCAAGACGGCTCGGTATTCTTGGAGCAGGGCGAACGTGCTTCTGTCGAAAAGATTTGGTATCAGACCAGCTTGCTGGATGGTATTGCCGGACAAGCAGAATAACCTATGCAAACCATCCACCTCTACTTCGACGGTGGCACAGTCCACGGAAGCTTCAAAGTCTTTGTTGACTTTGTAGATGAGAGTCAGCTGGTGTATCACCAGAAATATGACATGGATGGAATAGGAGATAGCAATCAGGCGGAGTTCACCGTGTTATTACGTGGGCTTCGCCGTTTGCTTACGTTATACGATAATCCCCAGGACTTCTACGTGAAAATCTACGGGGATAATTCGCTAGTGCCGAAGATGGTTGGGCGCAAAACATCGGGTATATGGAATGGAGAGTTGAGTAGTATAGAGACCTTTACCTACTTGACTGGGGTTATACGAGAAAAGCTTGACAGGTTCGGGGGATTCGAGTATAATAAGGTAAAGCGCCCAACAATTGTTCACATGTTAGGGCACTGACACAATAATAAAGAAGGAGATTTTTTCCTATGTACATGAAGATGTTTTATTTTGAACACTACAATCTCAATGAAGTTGAGCTGGTAGTAAACACTTGGGTTACAAGTGTTCAAGCAAAGTATAAGATTATGAACATTTCCCCGCCTGCTGTTCTAAATGGTCAGCTTGTTATTACGGTAGTTTATGTCGAACGTTAAACAACCTGAGTATCATTACGAGGTTAAGGGTCGAGACGGGAAAGTATCAGTAGTAACACTTTATCTAAAAGGAGAGCTTTACAATGCCGACGGTACGCCTGCTAAATTCATCGGGGAGGGAGCAGATTCCCTTAAAGCTTATAAGCGTGCAACTGGAACTAAAAAAGTGGTCGGACGACCTAAAAATCTATAACCTCTGCCGCACAATCGAGCAGACAATGAAGACACCCGCGTTCACGAATCGCAATGATGTCCTGTATATTATCCAGGTACATAGTAAC